ACCTGAGTCAGATGAGGAGCTTTCGTTATATATGAATCTAAACTACAAGCCTGCTATTGAGATAGCAGAGGAGGAGGCCATCAATACTATCTTTGATGAGAATCATTATCAGGATATTAGAAAGAGACTAGACTATGACCAAATGGTTCTAGGTATATCTTGTGCGAAGCACGAGTTCTTACCGGGAGCAGGAGTTCAGATATCATATGTAGACCCTGCCAATATTGTATACAGCTATACAGAGGACCCACAGTTTAAGGACTGCTTCTATTGGGGAGAGATAAAGACAATACCAATCACTGAGCTTATAAAGATAGACCCATCATTAACTAGAGAGGACCTAGAGGAGATAAGCAAGTATAGTCAGAGTTGGTATGACTACTATAATACAGCTCAGTATTATGAGAACGATATATTCTATAAAGATACCTGTACCGTTATGTACTTCAATTATAAGACCACTAAGAAGGTAGTATATAAAAAGAAGATGCTTGAGGGTGGTGGCTCTAAGGTAATAGAGAAGGATGACCAATTCAACCCACCTGCAGATATGATGGAGGAAGGTAGATTTGAAAAGATTGAGAAGACTATTGATGTATGGTATGATGGCGTTATGGTTATGGGTACTAATATTATTCTTAAGTGGGAGATGGCTAGGAATATGGTACGTCCAAAGTCAGCAAGTCAGCACGCACTACCAAACTATGTAGCATCTGCACCTAGAATGTATAAGGGTGTTATTGAGTCTTTGGTTAGGAGGATGATTCCTTTTGCTGATTTGATTCAGATGACACACCTAAAGCTTCAGCAGGTAATATCTAGGGTAGTACCTGATGGTGTATATATAGATGCCGATGGATTAAATGAGGTAGACTTAGGTACAGGAGCAGCATACAATCCTGAGGATGCATTGAGACTATACTTTCAAACAGGTAGTGTTATTGGTAGAAGCTACACTCAGGATGGTGAATACAATCAAGGTAAGGTTCCAATCAAGGAGCTTCAATCTTCATCAGGTGCTAGTAAGTCACAGATGTTGATATATAACTACAATCACTATATGGATATGATTCGTTCTGTCACAGGACTGAATGAGGCTAGGGATGGTTCTGCACCAAACTCGGATGCTTTGGTAGGTATACAGAAGCTTGCAGCATTAAGCTCTAACACGGCAACTAGACATATACTTGACAGTAGTCTTTATATATATAGAACATTAGCAGAGGCTTTGACATATAGGGTTGCTGATATACTAGAGTATTCAGACTTTAAGGATGACTTTATAAATAAGATAGGCAAGTACAACGTAAGTATCCTTGGAGATATATCTGACCTATACATATATGACTTTGGAATATTTATAGAGGTTAGTCCTGATGAGGAGGAGAAGGCACAGCTAGAACAGAACATTCAGATGGCATTGTCACAGAAGGACATTAGCCTTGAGGATGCTATTGACATCCGTGAGATTAGAAACCTCAAGATGGCTAATCAGTTATTAAAGCTTAAGCGTAAGCAGAAGCAGGAACGTGAGCAGCAGCAACAGATGCAGATGCAGGCGATGCAATCACAGCAGCAGATGCAATCACAGCAGCTTGCAGCGCAGACAGCTATGCAGAAGATACAGGCAGAGACACAGTCTAAGATGCAGATTAAGCAGGCAGAGGTTGCCTTTGAGATTGAGAAGCTTAAGAACGAGGCAGACCTCAAGAAGCAGCTTATGCAGACTGAGTTTGATTTCAATATGCAGCTCAGAGATATGAGTGAGAATGCATTACAGAATAGAGAGAATCAGAGAGAGACTGCTAAGTCAGACCGTATTAGTCAGCAGAACAGTGAGCAGTCGAAGCTTATCAATCAAAGAAAGAACAACCTACCCCCACAGACCTTTGAGTCTAACGAGGATAGCCTTGATGGATTTGATATGGCTGAGTTTGAACCTCGCTAAAAACGTTAAAAAAAATAATTAACTTTGTAAAAATATAATCTAATGGAAATTAAAGTAAAAGCAGTAGAGTCTCCGGATTCTAAATCTGTACAAGAGGTAGAAAAAGAATTGTTAGACAAGCACGAAGAATCATTACAGAATGAAGAGGGTCAAGCTAACGATACAGGAGTGGAAGGAAGCACTGAGGGTGCCACTACCACACCGGAACAAGAAGAAATACAGCCGCAAGGCGAAGCACAAGAGTCCTCAGAGTTAAATGAGGAAGACGTTCTTTCATATATTGGTAAGAGATATGGCAAGGATATAAACTCATTTGATGAGCTAATGTCTGAGCGAGAGTCTTCAGAAGAATTACCTGAGGATGTAGCTGCCTATCTTAAATATAAAAAAGAGACAGGGCGTGGATTCAATGACTTCCAAAGATTACAGGAAGACTTTGATGATATGGACCCTGACTATTTGCTATCTCAATATTATAAGGCTACGGAGACGGGGCTTGATGATGATGACATAGATATTATGTTGAGTGAGTTTGATTACGATGAGGACTTGGATGACGAGGCTGACGTAAAGAAAATAAAGCTAGCAAAGAAAAAGACTATTGCAAAGGCCAAAGGGTACTTTGAGGATATGAAGGAACAATACAAGCTTCCACTTGAGTCAAGTGGTGGTGAGCGTTCGGGAGTAGACTCCGAGGAGATGGAGGCATATAAGCGATATACAGAGTCTGCTAAGACCCAACAGGAGCTAGGCGAGCGTAGACGAAATTGGTTTACTGAAAAAACCAACGAGGTATTCGGAGGGGAGTTCAAAGGTTTTGAATTCTCTATTGATGATAAGGCCGTACTATACTCACCGCAATCTGCCGATGAGCTAAAGACTAAACAGTCTGACGTTATGAACTTCTTAAATAGGTTTATGAACGATGACGGTTTAATAGCTGACGCAGAGGGCTACCATAAGGCGATAGCAGTAGCATCAAACCCTGAGAAGTTTGCTCAGTTCTTTTATGAACAAGGCAAAGCTTCAGCAACTGAGGATGTAACCCGTAAGATGAAAAACATTGATATGTCGACACGGAATGCACCTGAGGTTTCTACAAAGGGCGGGATGCAAATTCGAGCTATAAACCCTGACTCGGGGAAGGGCTTGAAAATTAGAAGTATTAAAAATAAATAAAAAACAAAAAACAAAATGGCAGTAGACGCAACACCGGGATTTGACTTGCAGCCATCTGCAACGCAGATTCCCACAGCAACAAATTACATTAACAACTTTGATTTCTTGAATCAGTATCTTCCTGATACATACGAGAAAGAATTCGAGCGTTATGGTAACAGAACAATTTCATCTTTCCTACGATTAGTAGGTGCAGAGATGCCTTCTAACTCAGACCTTATCAAATGGGCAGAGCAAGGAAGATTACATACTAAGTATGTAAACGTAGGGACAGCGGCATTAGTAAATGCTGACAACGCTACATTCCAAGTGAACGACAACCTTGCACCTGCAGGTTCAACAGCAGGAGCTTTAGGTACACCATCTATCGCTATCCGTGTAGGACAGACGGTTATGGTTGTTCAGAACGGAGGAACAGGTAGCAACAAAGGTATCGTAACAGCGGTTACAACTCCGGACACTTTCACTGTAGCTTTCTATGAGGCAGGTGGTCTTGTAACAGCAGGAACAGGAGTAGGTAACGCAGACGTTTCTGTATTCATCTACGGTTCTGAGTTCAAGAAAGGAACAAACGGAATGCAAGGTTCTTTAGAGGCTGACGATTTAATCTTTGAGAACTCTCCAATTATCTTAAAAGATAAGTATGCAGTATCAGGTTCTGATATGGCACAGATTGGATGGGTTGAGGTAACAACTGAGAACGGAGCAAACGGATACCTATGGTATATGAAGTCTGAGCACGAGACTCGTTTACGTTTCGATGATTACTTAGAGACTGCAATGATTGAGGCAGTTCCTGCAGAAGCAGCAGGTGGTGCAGTAGCAGCAGGTTTCAAAGGTTCAGAAGGTATCTTCTATTCTGTAGAGAACAGAGGTAACGTATGGTCAGGTGGTAACCCTGTAGCTTTGGCAGACTTTGATGCTATCATCTCACGTCTTGACAAGCAAGGTTCTATCGAGGAGAACGTTATCTTCCTAGACCGACAGTTTGGTTTTGACATTGACGATATGTTAGCAGCTCAAAACTCTTACGGAGCAGGTGGTACATCTTACGGATTGTTTGACAATGACGAAGAGATGGCACTTAACTTAGGTTTCACAGGATTCCGTAGAGGTTATGACTTCTACAAGTCTGATTGGAAATACCTAAACGACCCAACAATGCGAGGTGGTTTACCAACAGGAGCAGGTTCAGGACGTGTAAACGGACTATTGGTTCCTGCAGGTTCAACTACTGTATATGACCAAATCCTTGGAAAGAACGCTAAGCGTCCATTCCTACACGTTCGTTACAGAGCTTCAGAGACTGAAGACAGACGATACAAGACTTGGATTACAGGTTCAGCAGGAGGGGCACGTACTTCTGACTTAGATGCAATGGAGGTTAACTTCCTTTCTGAGCGAGCGGTATGTACCTTAGGGGCAAACAACTTCTTCTTATTCCAAGAGTAGGAACAGTTATAAAACCAAGAGGGGTGTCTTAGGGCACCCCTTTATTTTTTAAATTTTAAATTATATCAAATGAAAACAAAAGAAAAGTTCGTAAGTAAAAGTTATAGACTTACAAGAGACGTAGCACCGCTAACGTTTATGTTACCATCACGTAACACAAGAAGATACCCACTATTATGGTTTGACGAGGACAAAGGAATAAACAGACCTTTACGTTATGCCGTCAATCAAAAGACACCATTCGAAGATGAGCAGGACGGTAACGCTATCGTTGAGCCTATTATATTCGAGGATGGATTCTTACACGTATCAAAACAAAATCAGATTCTTCAGAAGTTCTTAAATCTACATCCTATGTATGGTAAATCATTCACAGAGATTAATGACGAGAAGGATGCGTCTGAAGATATTGAGGTATTAAATCTAGAGGTAGATGCATTGATAGAGGCACGTAGCCTTTCATTAGAACAGCTTGAGAGTGTATGCTCTGTGTTGTTTGGTATTGATGTGTCAAAGGTTTCTACAGCAGAGATGAAGAGAGATATTCTAGTTTATGCTAGAAACTATCCTGAGGACTTCTTAGATATTATCAACGACCCAATGTTAAAGCTTCAGGCTAAGGTCAACAAGTTCTTTGACAGTGGTCTACTTACATATAGAAAAAACCGTAAAGAGGTTTGGTACAGTACCCCAACAAATAAAAAGCGTATGCTTGTTGTTCCCTTTGGAGACGAGGGAGTATCTACAGTAGCTAGCTATCTTCAGACTGACGATGGCGTTGAGGCATTGAAGGTACTAGAGAAACTACTAGATTAATAATTAACTATAAACTATGAAACGGAGGGCTTTTAAGGAGCCCTCTTTTTTTTTGCTTATCTTTGTGTAAAGAAGATAACGAATGATTAACTCAGTAAGAAATACAGTTCTATCTATACTGAACAAGAACAACTACGGATACATCTCTCCATCAGACTTTAACCTGTTTGCTAAACAGGCACAGCTAGATATATTTGACAACTACTTTTTCAATTATAACTATCAGATTAATAAGGAGAATGCTAGACAGTCAGGTACGGGATACGCTGATATTAAGAAGGGATACGAGGAGGTGATTGAGATGTTTGGTGTAACAAACTATCTACCAACCACAAGCACATTGTTAAATACTGTCAACCTAGGGAATACGTTCTATCTACCTGCACAGATTTATACAGGTGATGACTACTACCTAATCAATAAGGTGTTGGCATATGAGACAACTAAAGCTACGGGAGCAACTACATCGGTGCTTGCAAATAGCCTAGAGGATAGTACAGCCACATTTATTAGTGATGGTGTAAAGGTAGGGGATGTGGTATTTAATCTACGCACACCGTCTGCATTAGAGAACGCTACGGTTACTCAGGTATTGAGTGATACCGTATTGGTTCTATCATCAGATATATTTACAGCTAATGCATCAGCATATGTGGTATTTAGTCCAAAGCAGAATGAGCTAGACAAGGTTACTCAGAATAAGATTACAATGCTTAACAACTCAATGCTTACTGCACCGAGTAGATTGTTTCCTGCATACACACAGGAGGGTGGTATACTTACAGCCTATCCATCGGCATTGTTCTCAGGGATACAGTGTCAGTACATAAGATACCCTAAGGACCCGAAGTGGACCTATGTAGCCTTGACAAACGGTGAGCCTGTGTTTGACTCCGGACAGGCAGACTACCAAGACTTTGAGCTTAGCTTAGATGACCAAGTTGAATTGGTAAATAAGATTCTACAGTACGCAGGTATGTCTATCAGAGAGATTCAAGCGGTACAGTTTGGTAAGGCAGAGGAGCAATATAACGACCAACAAGAGAAATAATGGCATACATATCACAATACGAATACTACGAGAATAATGGGAACGCACCTGAGAATGCTAATTGGGGTTCCTATCAGTACGTTAGCCTATACGATATAGTAAACAACTATATGCTTATGTATACGGGTAACCACTCAATGATTAACAACGAGGAGAGATACAAGGTCTTGTTCCACGCTAAGCGTGGTATACAGGAGCTGAACTA